GCCTACTCCGGCACGTTCATCCCGGAGATCTGGTCGGGCAAGCTGATCCAGAAGTTCTACAACGCGACCGTTCTCGCGGCGATCTCGAACACCGACTACGAAGGCGAGATCAAGAACTACGGCGACAAGGTGCACATCCGCACCATCCCGACGATCACCATCCGCGACTACCTGTCGGGTGGCGACCTGAACGTGGATCGCCCGTCGGCCCCGATCGTCGACATGACGATCGACAAGGGCAAGTACTTCAACGTCATCCTCGACGACGTGATGAAGATCCAGAGCGATATCAACCAGATGTCGCTGTGGTCGGACGACGCCAGCCAGCAGATGAAGATCACCGTCGACACCGACGTGCTGGGTGGCATGTACAACCAGGCGACGGCCACCTACAACCGCGGCACCGCTGCCGGCAAGATCTCGGGCAATATCAATCTCGGCGTCACCGGCACCCCGCTGAGCGTCGTGGCGAATGCGCCCGGCGCCGGCCAGGTCGACGTGGTCGACGTGGTGACCCGCCTCGGCCAGGTGCTCGACGAGCAGAACATCCCGGAAGTGGGTCGCTGGATCGTCATCCCGACCTGGTTCGGCACGCTGATCAAGCGCTCCGAGCTCCGCCAGGTGTTCATGTCGGGCGACGGCGTGACCATGCTGCGCAACGGCAAGCTGGGCATGATCGACCGCTTCACGGTCTACGTGTCCAACCTGCTGCCGAACGGCGTGGCCTCGAGCCTGTCGGCCGGCGAGTTCGTGATCTACGCCGGTCACGCCCACGCGCTGAGCTTCGCCTCGCAGATGACGAAGCTCGAGACCCTGCGCTCCGAGCGCACCTTCGGCACCTTACTCCGTGGCCTGCAGATCTACGGCTACAAGGTGCTCGACGGCCAGGCGCTGGCGCAGGCAGTCGTCACCCAGGGCTAACCCTGAGCCGCAAGGGACTAGGGCCGGGATAACACCCGGCCCTTACCTGCGCAGGTAAGGAGCGACCATCGTGGCGACCGTCGGCGACGTCATCGGCGAGATTTACCTGCTCCTGCAGGATGTCGACCGTGAACGCTATGACGTCGACACGGTCTACACGGACCTGAACAACGGGCTGCTCGAGGCCAAACGGCTTCGACCGGACTTCTGGCGCGGCACTGACCCGCCCGAGTACGGGCAGGGCGACAGTGGTTCGGCGATCGACTTCCCGAGCACCTACAAGCCGGCCTTGGTGAACTACGTGGTGGGGCGGGTGCTGCTCCGCGATCGTGAAGACTCCACGGATCAGCGGGCGGCCATCCTGCTCAACACGTTCAGCGCCAAGCTGACGGTACTCCAGGCGTGATTACCTGCCGAGGTAAGACCTGATGACACAAACCGCCGCCTTCAATCGCTTCTACGCCGACGCCGCGATGGACGTCCCCGGTGCCATCCCGAGCGCCGTGCAGGCGATGTTGCTGGCGACGCTGCGTGATTTCTTTCAGTTCACCAACGCCTGGCAGGAGGACGTCGACGTGATGGTGTCCTCGGCGTCGCTGGTTTACCCGCTGGTCGTGTCTTCGGGGAAGTCGATCAATCGACTCTTGAACCTCTGGGACACCGCCGGCGACGTCGTCTGCAAGCCATGGGTGTGGCCGGCGAAGATGGCGACGCCCGGCACTCTCACGCTGCTACGGCAGATCACCGGCAGCGGCACCCAACACTGGTCGGCGACTTTGGGGTTGTTCGCGGTCGATCCGATCGACGGTGACGGGAACCCCGTGTTTCCGTCTTGGATCCTCGACAAGCATTTCGACACGCTGCTCTCGGGCGTGCTGTTCCGGCTGATGAAGCAGCCGCTCAAACCCTACTCGAACGTCGCTATGGCGAAGTTCCACTACCAAAAATATGTCAGTGGCCGCGCCCTGGCGCGCGCCGAAGTGGAACGAGCCAACACCTTTGGCACACAGAACTGGAACTTCCCGCGCGACTTTGTTGGGCCGGGCGGCGCCACCCGCCAGCGAGGGGTATAACCCATGACGCTTTCGCTCACGCACACCAAGGTCTCCGGCAAGTCCGACGGCGGCGATGCGACGTTGGTGCAGCCCTCCGACTGGAACGACGAACATGACTTGACCTTGGCTGCGGGCAAGATCATGGGCCGAGATACGTCCGGCGCCGGTGCCGTCCAGGAGCTGCCGCTTTCGTTCGACGCCTCGGGGAACGCTGATTTCACCGCGGCTCAAGGCGGCCTCGGCGTGCCGACGGGCACCACGGGGCAGCGTCTGGGCGGCGCCCGCAACGGTGTGTTCCGATACAACACGACTCTCGGCACTTTCGAGGGCATGATCGCCGGCGTCTGGACCGCCGTCCTGGGCGCAGTGTCGCCGGCCATCACGGGCACGGCGTCGTTGGTAAATGCGACGTTGTCGGGGCTGCTACAAATCGTTGGGTTGAGCGAAACGGTCGTGGCAGCGGATCTGACTGACAGCGTCCTAACCATGGACCTGTCTCTGGGGACGAACTTCACGATCACGCGGACGTCGGCGATCACGTCCATCGTGTTCAGCAACAAGCCTGCTGGCAAAGTCGCGTCGGCAACGTTGTGGGTCAAAAGCGGGGACGGTGTTGCGCACGCCGACGATCTCTCGTCGTGCCAGTGGGCTGGCAATTCGCCACCGACCCTAGGCTCGGTCGTGAACAACGAAGATGTGATCGGCTTCATTATTCGCCCGTCGGTGACCAAGCCCTACGCATTCCTGGGCGGTCTGGGCTTCGGTGGTTAATGCCTACCGGGTCCATTCGGCAGGTGGTGGACGCGGCGAAGGGTACGCCGTTTACCATCACCACCAACCAGACGGATTTGGTGCTGCGCACGTTTGCTGACGCCAACGGCTATCCTGGCGCGGGCAACTGCGTCATTACGATCGCTGCCGGTGCCGAGTGTTTTGCGAGCGGTACTGGAATTGCTGCGGTGCGGACCGGGAGCTGGCCCGCTGGCATAACGCTCAAGCTGGTGAATTTTGGCACTCTTACCGGCCACGACGGCGCCAATGGCGGCGGCGGTCCCGGTGGCAGCGCTCACACAAACATCGCCGATAACGGTTCTCCCGGCGGTGCAGGCGGTGCCGGTGGCCCCGCATTCCAGACAACTGTTCCCATCGAAGTCGACAACCGCGGAACTTTCCGAGGAGGCAAAGGTGGCGGCGGTGGCGGCGGCGGTGGCGGCGGCTCCTTCATCTTTGACGGCGCCGATCCTCCCATCGGCCACATCGGCACAGGCGGCGCAGGTGGGACGAACGGCGGCGGCGGTAGTCCAGGTTCTTCTGAGGCCGGAGCAACGGGCGGCACGGGTGGCACGGGCGGAGTGCCGGGCAGCTACGGCGGGGCTGGTACGAACGGCACCTCGGGAGGCTCGGGCTCTGGTGGTTCTTCCAACGGATCTGGGGGTTCTTTCGGAGGTGGCGGAGCGGGCGGCGCTGCCGTCACAGGCAACGCCAACATCACATGGATAAACACTGGCACCCGCTTGGGGGCCATTACCTAGTGGCGTCAATAGAGAGAACATGCTATCTTTTGTGAAACCCCTCTGAACGGGAGAAAAAACGATGAATTTCAAGGACCGTGTTTCGGCGCTCTTCTTCCAGCCGCAGAGCATGGGAAGCGCTGTTCCGACTTTCGGCTTTTACATGGACGACGACGGCAATCCAGCGTTCGCCGTTGGGGGCGTCCGTGTCGGCGGCTTCGCTGCCGGGACTGGCAACCGGGCCATGTCGCCGCGATGCATCCACTCGGGTAATACTCCGGTGAAAGCGTCGACAGATGGTACCGACAGCACGCCGGTCATCACCGAGACTTACATCTGCGAAGTGATGGTGCCGCAGACCACCAAGGTTACCGGCATCGCCTTCTTCAATGGCTCGGTGGCGTCGGGCAACATCAAGGGCGCCATCTTCGACAAGTCGGGAGCGGTTCTGGCTTCGACGGCATCGACCGCGATGTCGGGCACCGATGCGTTCCAGCGCGTGGCCCTGAGCTCGGCGCTGCAGCTCGCGCCGGGCACGTACTACGTGGGCCTCCAGGTCGACAACACGACCGCCCGCTTCAACACCCATCCGGTGGGCAACTTCGGCGCCTCGAAGAAGACCGGCGAGACGTATGGCACGTTCACCACGATCACGCCGCCGACCACGTTCACCGCCGGCCAGGGACCGATGGCGACCCTCTACTAAGAGGGTCGTTACCTGCGCAGGTAAGACCAAAGGGGTTCGTTCGATGCGGAAATTGATATTCATCTTGGCGTTGGCTCTCCTCGGGATGGGGTCTTTTGCCCAGGCGCAAAGTAACGTCCGCATCATTCCGAACGCCGACGCCACTTGGTCGCGGTCTACGTTTTCGTTGAACGGATCATCGCAAACGCTTCTTGCGGCAACCAGTGTTGGTTCGAGTGCCCGTAAAGGGTTCGTTGTGGTCAATCCTTCTGGCAACGGTACGGTCTACATCAGCATCGCAGGTGGAACGGCGACGTCGGCTGACATCCCAATTGCGGCTGGTACCTGGTTGAACTTGACGGGCTCTATTGGGCCGTTCAACGCCGTGACGATCCTGGGCACCAACACACAAAGTGTGACGATCTACACGGGGAATTAATATGGGGCGTTTGCTTCGCGGTGTTGCTCTAGCACTCCTGGCGATCTTGCCTCTGCGGGCGATCGCTCAGCAACAGATGATCGGGGGTTTCGGGGGTGGAGGTCCGGCTACCTCTTCCCAGATCATCGCCGCCCTGGGCTACACGCCCGCCAACCAGGCGGGCGACACTTTCTCGGGCGCGGTGGGCATCGCCAACAGCTTGTCGGGGTCCTCCGCCACGTCGTCGCTCTCGCTCACGCCGACATGGAACACCACCGGCACGCCGACGGCGATCGACCTCAACGTCGCCCACACGGCAAGCAACGCGGCGTCGCTGCTGTTGAACCTGCGGCTGAACAGCGCCAGCATGTTCAGCGTCGACAAGAACGGCGGCGTCCTGGCCAACGGCACCGTGCGAGCGAACGGTGCCTTCAACACGCTCGACGGCCGCTACACGATGGTTTCCGGCCCGTCCATCGACTTGCGCGGCGGCACCGTCATCAAGCTGTTCCAGTCGGATGGCGCGACGCCGATCAATCTACAGACGGGCGGTCTGATCGTCCCGACCGGCACGGTCCAGTACATGGGCTCGGCCGGCGGCACTGCCGATGCGCTCACCGCGACGCCGACGATCGCCCTCACGGCGTACACCACCGGCGCCTTCTACATCGTGAAGGCGACGGCGACCAACGCCACGACCACGCCCACCATCAACATTTCGAGCCTCGGCGCCAAGACGATCGTGAAGCGAGCCGGTACCGCCCTGGCCGCCGGCGACATCGTGAACGGTGCCAATCTGCTGCTGGTCTACGACGGAACCAACATGCAGCTTCTCAACCCCATCGTGAATTGAGGAGACTCCCCAATGCCGCTCTCCAAGTCGGTCGCGACCAGCATGGGCGTTCCGGCCACCTACTGGTCCATTACGGCAATCGCCGCGAACCTCACGACGATGCAGATCACCTACACGTTCGGTGGCTTCAAAGACCAGGCTGCCCAGGCCGCCGGCAATGACCCGCTCACCTCGCAAGACATGACTTTTCCGATCACGTCCGACAACCTCGCGACCCTAGCAGCGGTGGTCGCGATCGGCGAGGGCCACGCCATCGCGGCGGGACTACTGGCCGGCGCGAGCCAGGTAGCGTGATGTTGCGGTCGATCTTGGTCGCGGTTGCGCTCGCCGCCGGTCCCATGGCCGTTCCTGGGCCGGCGGCGGCCGAGCCGCCTCGCGCGGATGTCGTGCATCTGACCCCGGACGAGTTCAAGCAACTCGAGGTCTTGTTGGATGCTGGCGCCCGCCGTTGCGAACCGGGCTTCGCCTGCGCCCGTGCCGCGATCTCACTGCTCGACAAAATCAGTCGCCTCAACACGTCCGATACTTCGAGCGTAACCACTCCGGCGAGGTAATTCGTGGACATCACTCGAGCCGAGCTGGAAGATCTGATCGCCGCCGGCGCCAAACGCGGGGCGCGTGACGCGTTGCTCGAGCTCGGTTTGGGGGATGAGGACGCACCGGCCGACGTGCGCGAGATGAGATGGTTCGCTGCAGCGCTTCGTAAAGCACGCGAGCGTGCCGCCGGTGCAATCGGAAATCTCATCGTCTACGCCGTGCTCGCCGGGATCCTGGTCCTGGCCAACAACGGTTTCAAGTTGCCATGGAAGAGTTGAGTACCAACCGCGGACGGCAGCCCCCGCCCCGCACAACCCAAGAGGGTAAAATGAACTGGAAGTCGATTATCGTTTATATCGCCGCGCGTCTGCAGGAGAAGTCGACGCGCACTGTCCTCGCCGGATTGATCACGGCGATTGTTGGGCACAGCGTGCTCACGCCGGACGTCGCCATCCAGGTCGATCAGGGCGTGACCCTGCTCTGCGGCATCCTCGTGGCGCTCTTCGCCGAGAAGACTCCCGGTGCCGGCAGTCCGCCGTCGAGCGCGGCCGCTCTGTTGTTCGTGGTGATGGTGCTCGTCGCCATGGCCGGCGGCGTCAGTGGCTGCGCCAGCACTCAGGATGAAACTCCCGAGCAGAAGGCGCAGGACGTCACCAACCAGATCACCGTGGTCTACACCGCTGCCAAGGCTGCGGCAGTGGCTTGCACGACCAAAGTCATTTGCGACGACGCGAGTGCTGAGGTGGTCGGCAAGGCATTTGCCGTCGCCGACTCCACCGTGCCGGCTTTGGTTGGCCGCATCAAGGCATCGGCCATCGACCCCACATCGGTGAACAATCTCGCTGCCGACGCGCTTGCAGCGGTGACCACGCTGGTCAACGTACTCGCCCAGGTCGGAGTCAAGGTCTGACCATGAAAGCAGGCCCGTTCCTGATCGGCATCCTCGATCCGGCGATCGCCGTCGTGCGACCGCTGATCGGGGTGCCGAACAACGACCAGTCGCGCCTCCTGCTTCTCGTCACCGCAGGGCAGGAGGGTGACTGGCGATATCGCCGCCAGATGGGTGGCCCCGCGCGCTCATTCTGGCAATGCGAACAGGGAGGGGCAGTCGCCGACGTCATGGCGCGCTGCCCAACCCAGCTCCGCAATTTGTGTACCTATCTGGCCATCGACTACGACAAGAACACGATTTTTGAGGCGATGGCCTGGAACGATACGCTCGCGGTGGGCATCGCCCGCCTCGAGTACTGGCTCGACCCCAAGCCGCTTCCAGCGATCGGTGACGTCGACGGGAGCTGGGACTACTACCTCAAAAACTGGCGCCCCGGTGCACCACGCCCCAAAGACTGGCCGAGCTACTACGCTGCCGCCATGGCAGCTTGTGGCTTGACCGGCATGCAGCGCGAGCTGCCGCTGACGTAAATCCAGAGGAGAACGTTCGTGCCCGATATCGAAAACGTTGCTGTTCCGCTCCCGCCCACCGCCGAGACGCCGCCTGCACCGCCGGCTCCCGAACCGGAGCTAGTCGGCAAGATCGTCGAAGCACCCGCGCCGGCCGAAAGCGTCGGTGAGAAGGAATTTCGCACGCCTACGGCCGCGGATCTGACCAACCTGGGTTTCCCGCCTGAGCCCCCGCTCGAAGCGCCGCCCGCGACCCCCGAATCGCAGCCGGAACTCACGCCGGCACCTCCTCCGGTGCCGGCCGCCAAGATGCCCGCCTTCGCTGGCGGTCAATCCAGCGAAGGTAAGACCGCGGGCGACAGTCGCGTGGGCGGTGGCCCGCCGACCACGACCAGTGGCCCCGTGCCGATCCCGCCGCCCCCGGCGTTCGATGATTTGTCAGAGAAGACCAAGGCCGAGCTGCGTGCTGGCTATCGCGCGCTCAAGGGCACGGAGGAGGGGTTCCGTTTCGTGCAGCCGGTCGACGCCCCGGCTGTAACGACGCAGCCGCCGGTGTCGGTGGCGACGCCCAAAGACGCCCCGCCTGATGAGCCCATCCCGACCACCCTCTCGGAGAAGACCCGGTTGGAGCTGGAGGCGGGACGGGCGCGCATCGCTTCGAGGAACGCCGACTACCAGGCGGTTCAGGAACGCGTTGCCAAGCAGGCAGCCAAAGATCTGGCCGACGGCAAGGTTGGCGACCTGAGTTACCCGACGAGGTAAAACGTGCCGCCGATTAAACTCCAAGCCTTCGGCGGCATGATCCCGGTGATGGACGATCGTCTATTGCCGGGCAGCAACGCCGCGGATGCCCAGAATGTATGGCTCTACAGTGGAGCCTTGCAGGGCATCCGTGCGCCGCGTGATATTCATACGTTCTCGGATCCGAACACCCGCTACGCGTACAGGATCCCTAAAACGTCGGACACGCGCGATTTCACGAACAGCTATTGGCTCGAATTCACCACTACGGACACGTCAGTAGTGAAGTCGCCTGTGGCTGAGAGTTCCGACCCGGCTTACTACTTCGCCAACGGAAACGCGGCGCCGGGGTACAACACGCTTTCGCGCATCGCTGCCGGCAATCCGAACCTCGTGTTGGGCATCCCACAGCCGAGCGTTGCCCCCACCTTGGTGCATTCCGGGGGCGTGTCGACCACCAACGACACACGATCCTATGTCTATACCTGGGTCAGCCAATTCGGTGAAGAGGGGCCGCCCAGTGACCCCAGCATCGTCACGACAGGCAAGATCGACGACACTTGGGCGGTGACTTTGACCGCGCCTTCTGGCGCCGACACGACGGGACGGGTGCTTACCAAGACGCGTATTTACCGTACCGTCACCAACGACCAAGGCACAGCAACATATTTCTTTGTCGCAGAGCTGGCGATCGCAACGCTCACCTACAACGACAACGCCACTATCGACGCCGTGGCCGCGAACGAAGAGCTCGCCAGCACGGACTGGATCGGCCCCCCGTCCGATCTCGAGGGCATGGCCGCCATGCCCAACGGCGTCATCGCCGGTTGGAAGGCCAACGAAATCTGGTTCTGTGAGCCTTACCGGCCGCACGCGTGGCCAGCCAAATACCAGATTGCCACTGAGTTCCCCATCATCGCCATGATGGCTTCCGGTCAGACCCTCGTGGTGGGCACTCAAGGTGTGCCGTATCTGGTCTCTGGTACCTCGCCGGACACCATGACGCTGCAGCGCGTCTCCGCGGTCGAGCCGTGTGTATCGCGCGGGTCAATGGCGGCCACACCGTTGGGAGTGCTATACGCCTCGCAAAATGGGCTTATCTCTGTGACGGCTGGGGGTGTCCAGAACCTTACCCGGAACTTGATCAGCAAGGATAAATGGGCGTCCCTGCTGGATCTCAAGCAACTCCGTGCGGCCATTCTCAACGAAGCCTACATGGTCTACTGCGGCGTCACCGAACAGGCGTTCGAGGTGACGGCGTTCGAGACAACGGCATTTCAGCAAGCTGATGGCGACGGCACGCGCAAGGGTGCGCTCATAGAAGGCCAAGAGCAGCGTGTTGGTTTCGCTCGCCTGGAGGCCGACGGAATAGTCTACAACGTCATCCAGGACCAATGGTCAGGCGAGGCGTTCCTGATCCGTAGCGGCAAGGTCCAAATGGTGGATCTTACTTACGACGTGCTCGGCGAGTATTCCTGGACGTCGAAAATATTTTCGTTCCCCCATCCGATGAACCTCGGCGCCGCCAAGGTGACATGGGATTTACCTGACGGGGTAACTGGCCCGACTGCCACGATCTATATTTACGCCGACGGAGTATTGCGACAGACCAAGACATTGCCGGCCAGCGATCAGGTGTTCCGTCTCAAAAGCGGCTTCTTGTCGGACAATTACCAGATCAGGGTCGAAGGCACGCTGGTGATCAAGCAGATCCAACTTGCTTCGACGATCGAAGAACTGCGGGCGATCTAATGGCCAACCCGTTCGCGGCCATCCCTGCCGTCGGTGACGATTTGGCTTCGCACCGCAAGGTGCTTGAGGCACTCAAGCAGAACGTTGAGGTACTATTGGGCGTGCGGGGCAGCACGGGCACGGCGGGGCAACTGATCGTCTACCGCCAAAAACAGGGCGATCCTCCGCCGACAGGTTTGAACGACGGCGACCAGTGGTGGCAGCCACCCGTGACAACGGGAGATGCCTGGCAGCTCTCGATTTGGTGGAAAGGCTCGTGGCAACGTATTTGATCGAGAACGACAATCCCGAGCATGGTCGGCGCATCTCGGAGACGATCAGCCGGCCCTTCATCCCCGGCCTCGATCGTTGCTTGGCGAGGACACGCGATGGCGAGCTTCTCGGGGGTGTGATCTACCAAGACCATTTCCCGCCGACGTCGATCTGTATCCACGTTGCGTCCTGGGATCCCCGTTGGCTCAGCCGCGATTTTCTGTGGGCAATTTTCGACTACCCGTTCAATGTGATCGGGGTCGACAACGTCATTGGGCTTGTAAACGAGACCCAGCCTGACGTCCTGGCTTTCGACCTCAAAATCGGCTTCGAAGAACGGTATCGACTACCGGGTATTGTGCCGGGCGGTGATCTTATTGTACTATACATGGAGCGAGGGAAATGCCGCTGGCTGGTTGATGAAGCTGGCCACCCCTACAAACCCCGCGCGCTCAGAGCTGGAGATCTCTAATGAGCAGCAGCCCGTCGGCCCCGGCGCCCCCGAATTATCAGCCCTTGGCTGACGCGTCGGAGAAGGCCGCCCAGCTCTACTCGCAGACCTCCGCCGACCAGCTCGCGTGGGCTAAGCAGCAGTACAGTGACAATCTGCCCTACACCAACGAGGTGAAGAGCAAGCTCCTCCAGTCGTTGAACGAAAACACCGCCAACGCCGAAAAAGACCGTGCTCGGTACGAGCAGATCTACCAGCCGGTCGAAGACCAGGCGGTCAAGGACGCCCAGAATTACGACACGCCTGAGAACATGCAGCGCATGCGCAGACGGGCCATGGGCACGGTGGGCGCGACGTTCGATGCCGCCGGCGACTCCGCGCGCCGCAACCTCGAGAGCTTCGGTGTCGACCCCAGCTCGACCCGCATGCAGGCGCTCGACATTGGTGTGAAGACGCAACGCGCCGCGGCGCAGGCAGCTGCCGGCAACAACAGCGACCTCACGACCGAGGCGACGGCGCGCCAGATGCGTGACAATGTCATCAACACGGGCAAGGGCTATCCCGCGCAGGTGACGGGCTCCTACAATACGGGCACGGGCGCTGGCAGCGCGGGCAACAACGCCCAAAACAGCACGCTTGCCACATCTTCGCCGGCACTGGGCAATCCGACCGCCTGGGCGGGTCTCAGCAATCAGGCGCTTGGCACCTGGGGCAACTTGCTGGGCAATATGTACCAGGGTCAGTTGCAGGGCTACTCCGCACAAATGAACTCGAGTTCGGGCATCGGCGGCGCTTTGGGCGGGCTCGGTGGTATCGCCATGGGGCTCGGCAGCATGGGCCTCGAGTTCGAGGATGGCGGCGCAGTGCCGGGCGTGAGCTATGGGCCACGTATGGGCATCCCGGTGGAAGCTGGCAAGCGTGTGCCTCCATCAGCGTCGCCCAGCCGCGGCCGGGCGATCGACGACGTGCTGGCCTCTGTGAACGGCAGTACCCAACCCAAAGCCGCAATCAACGTCGGCGAGTTCATCATGCCGGAACGCACTACCCAGTACTACGGCACGAAGTTCATGAAGGGCCTGATCGACAAGGCTGATCAGGCAATGGGCATGCCGGCACAGCACATTGGCCCAACCCGGGCGCCGCATCGTGCGGCTCTTCCGATTTAAGGGGGCGTCATGTCGCTCGGCAAAGAGATCTCGGATTTCACCGCCGCGTTTGGCGCCACGTCTCGCGCGGCAATGGATTTCGCCCGGGCGAAGTACTATCGCGATGGCGGTCGCCGGAAGAACCCCGACGACCCCAACAATTTCCCGACTGTCAGAAATGCTTACGACGCCTACAAGAAGCAGGGAGGTCAGCAGCCGATCGGCCCCGCATCGGACGGTGGCTCTTTTGGTGGCACGACACAGCAGGCGTTGCCGATCGACCAGACTGATCCGGGTAATTTTGACTATAACGAGACGTATGCCGACGGCGGCGAGGTGGAGGATCTCAAGCTCTACGAAGATCGTTTGCCGCCAATCGCCGACTATCAGGCGCGCGGCCCGCGGCCCGATGATCCTGGCCCCACGCCAGCACCGACTCCGACGCGCCAAGCCATTCCGGTCGACGGGCCTGCGCCGCGCAAGGCGCTCGACGATCAGACGCGTACCGAAGCGTATGACCCGGAACTCGACAACCCGCGTGCACAAGAGCCCGCGCCGGCGGCCCCGGTGGATAAGGAAGCCCTCCCGATTACCCCTCCAGGTAATGTCGGGGCACGCGGGGAACCCTACAATCCGAGTGCCGCCGGTGAGGGAACATCACCCAACGCCAGCGCCGATTACGAGGCGGCGATCAAGGGCGGCCTCGACTACGCACAGCATATTTTTCACCTCAAAGACGAGGGCGCCGTCCCGGAACCGAGCCCGCACAAGGCGAGCGGCCAAAAGGCGCTCATGACGGGCATCGGCGCTGCGACGCCGCAGATGGTCGAGGCGATGGACTCCAAGGTGAACGCCAACATGCCGCGCGATGAAGCGGTATGGGGGATCCGTCGGCTGGAGGCGATCTATCGCTATTATGTGCAGCAGGGGGAGACCGACAAGGCCAACAAGGCGGCGTTCGAGCTGCTCCAGTATTCCGCGGGCGAGGCGGCCAAGCATGGCCAGGCGGCGGTGCAGGATATCAAGAATGGCAACGCCCAGGGGGCGATCGACAACATCGTGCGGGGGCATTCCTACATCCCCGACGGCCGCAAACTCGAGGTGCAAGGCACGACGGCCAACGTCAAGGACGCTCGCACCGGCGAGACCGTGCAAACGTTCCAGTTCACGCCGGAGCAGGTGTTCAACGCCGCGATGGGCCTGAGCAACCGTTCCATGTATTGGAACGTGCTGGTCAACCGCGTGGGTATGACCCAGAAGGGGCAACGCACCCAGACGCCGGCCCAGGAGGATTTGACTAAGGCCCGCACGGACTACATCAGGGCGCGCACCGGTCGGCTTGCCAAGACGCCGATCAAGGGTACCGGGGGTGCCCCCACCAACCCGGCGGTCGACAAGCTGCTCGATAAGGTCGACGCAATCGACGCGAGCCGCGGCAAGACGCCGGACACGCGTCCCACGTCTCGCGAGCCGGCGACCGCTCCGGCACGGGGCCAGGGTCAGGCCGGCGGCGACGATGACACCGATGGGGCCTTCACGGAGGCTCCCGAGGGCCTGAAACTCACGCCCCAAGAACAGAACCTCGTCGACATGCACCGGCGCAACCTGGGCTTGGGCGGCGTCCACAACGCCGACGGCACGACCAGCACAATCAAGAACATCACGATCGAGCAGGACGGCCGGACGTACGTCATCCCGACCGTGTGGCCGAACCTGGCAGGCAAGCCGGAGATCCTCTCGGACAAGGACGCCGAGCGCCGCGCGGTCCGGCACGGCCTAGACAAGTTCCCCAGCTATGGCTCCGAGGACGAAGCCGAGGCCCGCTACGGCCAACTCCATCAGATGATGGAGCAGGACGTCGACAACCAAGAACACCCCCCTGCCGGCGCAAATGGACCGTCCCCCTCTACGGCTCCATCGCCGTCGGCCGGGCGACCGGCGGCAGCGCCTGGCGGCGGGCCGGCTACCCCAACAGGTAGCCAGCCTGCCCCCAATCAGACCGATCCCGATGCAGTCCCCGATGGGAAGTTCATCAACGAGGGCGGCAAGTATGTGCGGCCTCCACAGAAGGGGCAGCCGCAGCCGTTCGGCGAAGCGGCGCCCGGCCCCAACCCGTATATCGCGCTGCGCACCGAGGCTGCGCGCATCCCGGGTAAAGACGGTGCGCGCGCCCGGCATGTGATCGACAAGAAGATCAGCGGGTACAACGCCGAGGTGAAGGCGTACCAGAGCCGTGCCAAGGACTACGCGCGCACCGAGCAGAAACGTGTCGACGACGACTACAAGGCGAGCAGCGCGGATCGCAAGGCGCAGGCCAAGGCGGTCTACGACCGCACGCCGACCGGCCGCGATTTGGACGAGCTGAACGGTCAGATCGACCAGACGCTGCAAGGCATCCCGGCCAAATACGGCGACAAGGTCAAGGGGACGATTTTCGCCGACCCCAAGGTGGACGCTGGCCAGGCGCGCCAGCTCGCCCTCGAGCTCGCCACGAGCAACCCGCGCACCGACGGCCAGCGGGCACTCGCCATGCTGCAGGATCTGACCCGCGCCAGCGACGAGAAGCCGGGCTTCCGCAGCTACACGCCCCGCGGCCGGGACATCCTAGGCAACGTGATCGTGACCACCGATCAGTTCGGTCCGATCCACATTCGGCCACAGGCGTGGAAGGAGATCACGGCGATCGCTAAGCGCCGCAATGACGAGGCCGTAGCGGCGAAGGCCAACCCGCCGAAAGACGATGGCATCGACGTGGTGAAGGGCGCCGAGAAAGGCGCGAAGTACGTGCTGAGCCTGAATAAGGGCGACGACAACTTGGTCAATCATGTTGGTACGATCGCCAAAAAAATTGGCGATCGAGCGGCTAAGACATTCACTGCACCCGTACGAGCAGCGATCGACGTCGGGGATGCAGTGAACCGCCAAGGTGTGGGCACTGTGTTGCGCAAGGTACGAAACAGGGC